CAAACGCAAACGCAAACGCAAACGCAAACGCAAACGCAAAACAGTTTAATATGATTAGTGTTCTTTTTACGGATATTGTTAATTATACTGAATTATCAAAAATTTATGATGATAAAATTATTTTTCAATTACTTTACACCATTTATACTGCTTTTGACAATACTATAAAAAAATATCCTCATTTACAAAAAATAGAAACGATAGGTGATGCTTATATGGTTGTGGGAGATATTTTTAGAAACTCTACTAATCATAAAGTTGTGGTAAAAGAAATGATATTATTCGCATTAGACATTGTTAAAGAAATTAAAAAAATAAAAACGCCTGATAATATTCCGTTATGTATTAGGATTGGTATAAATATGGGAAGCGTTAGTGTTGGAATATTAGGAAATGAAATACCAAGATTATGTGTTGTTGGAAATACAGTAAATATGGCATCAAGATTACAATCAACAGCAGAAATAGATACAATTCAATTAAGCAGACATATATACGAACAATTGGAAGAAATAGAATTTGATATAAAATTTGAAGTTATACTGAAAGAAAATGTGTTTTTGAAAAACATGGGGTCTATAACGACATATAATATTCCCCCCATTATTTGTGATGATAATCAGTAAGGTATTTATTAAAATTATAACATATTTATTTTATTTTTTATATAATTTTTAATTAAAAAATATATAAAAATATCGTGTATTTATAATGTAAATGAATACTGAAGAATATGTAAAAAAATTAGAGGAAGAAAATAAGGAACTAAAAGAAAAACTTAAAACTTATACAGCACCAGCAAGGCGAAAAACTTATTATGAAAATCACAAAGAAGAACTTATCGAAATGCTGGATAGAAAAACAACAACGACCATTATGTTTTCAAATTACGTCTTTCACCTCTTCATCCCAAAGGGAACAAAATGAAGAGGAAAAAGTTAGACCATCGTAGGTGAAATTCCTACTATTGATTTTACGCTTTTTCTTATTTTTTTGCTCTATAAAATGGGCGTTTTACACCTTTTCTCATTCAAAACGCCCACTTTGTGGGCGTAAATGAGTGAAAGGTAACATTGCCTTTGCGCATTTTCAATGCGAAAAGGTGTAAATGAGAAAAGGTGTAAAAAGAGTAAAGAAACAACACATTGAAAACATTAAAAATAGGAAGGCGAAAGCGAGAGAGGAACACAAACATTTCGAAACAGAATGGAAACAAACTTATGGGCAATATCAATGCATTATGAAATAAAAAATTGATATTTTGTATTGATAATATTTTTTTATTATAATATTAAAATGGAACACCAATTGTTGGCCAAAAAAAAACGAAGGAAGCGTTGTCAAGGCGGGCTCAGTGAATGTAAAAATTTTGTCGGTGATTATAAAGACGTCGAAGGTGTCGGTTGCTGCGAAGAATGCGACAAATATGTAGATGAAAACCCTTATGATCCGTATTGGGAACACATGGACCAGGATTTTTCAGATTCGCCTGAATATAAAGAGTTAGAAAATAACAATTTGTTAGAAGATTATGACGCTTACAATGAAGCGTTTGAAAAATTTCAGGAAACTTATGAAAGTTGGCCGGTAATGCGTAGGCGTATGGCTAAGTCGCATAAGTCTAAAAAATATTGAAATTGTCTTATAATTTTTATTAAAAATCGATAGTTTTTTAATAAAAAATAGATATAATTTTTTTATTTTTATTTTTTTAGATATGTCCCAATTATTTTTGTCCCACAAAAAATGTTGGTCACGATCAATTTGAGTAAGCTACGCCTGCCATGCCAGACATCACACGAAGCACGTTGTAGTTGACAGCATAAACGCGGACCTTGGCGGTGGAAACACCGGACACGGTGGGGGCAGAGAGAACGAGTTGGAGTACAGCGTTATCTATGCGAGAGAAGTTGCAAGAGCCAGAGGGTTGGTGTTCCTCGGGGCGAAGGGCGAATGAATAGACGTTGATGCCGCAATCGGGGGCACGGGTGTGGTGTTGGAAGGGTTGGACGACGTCGAAGTAAGAGCCCTCGCGTTCAGAGAAACGATCTTGGCCGTTGAGTTGAAGCTTGGCGGTGACGACGGGGTTCTCACCCCAACAGTGCATGTCAAGAGCGGTCTCGGCGAGAACGAAGGTGCCGGCATCGGATACGAGGGAACCAGAAATAGCACCACCTTGAGCACCGAAGGGGGTTTCGGCACCGCCAGAAGAGGTGGCCCAGGCAGCAGGGGCAGAGCTGGCGCCATCAAGAGCACCTGGTAATTGGAAAAGACCAGATGTGCTGATGAATCCATTGGTGCCGGCAGTCTCGTCCGCACCACCGAAGGCGTGGATGGCATTGGGAAGAGCATCGATGGAATCAGTGTAGTTGAAGGGTTGGGCGCCAAGAGTGCGGAAGAGAACACTGCCGGAATCGAGGGAAGCGCAGTAATCTACGTTAGCATCAGGTTGAACAACCCAGATAAGCTCTTTGCATGGGTGGTTGAAGTTGAGCTTGATCTTGTTGGAAGAAGAGCCGACGGACTCGTCACCAGTGAATTGGAGTTGTTCAATGAGGTACTCGTGGGGGTTTTGGGCCATCTTGCGGCGCTCGTCAGTGTCGAGGAAAATGTAGTCGACGTAAAGGGAAGCAGCAACAAGGGATTGTTGGTAAGCAGCAGATAAAGAGACGGTTCCGCTGCCGGTGGCGGCAAGGGTTTGGACGGCCCAGAGGCACTCGCCAATAGGGCGGATGTCAAGGTTAATTTTGACCTCGTGGTATTGAAGAGCAATAAGGGGAAGGGCAAGGCCGGGGTTGCGGCAGAACCAGAAAAGAAGGGGGATGTAGAGGGTGGTCTCAGGAAGAGCGTTGCGAGGGGCACACACTTGGCTGGGGCCGCCGGCGGCAGCGCAAGGTCCGGAAATTGCGGCGAATTGGGGGTCAGTGATGTAGGTAAGTTGGGTGGTGTTACCAATCATCTTCCAGTAGCCCTTTTGTTGTTCGGCAGACATGGTGAGTTGGTTCCAGATGTGCATCCAGTCACCGTATTGGCGGTCAATGCGTTGGCCACCAATCTCAACCTCAACTTGAGCAATGAGTTGCTCACCAATGTAATCTAACCAACGAGCATACACACCATAGTTGGCGGCGTTGCCAGTGTACATACCTTGGTTGATCTCAGGAAGAGTTACTTGAAGGTAAGTGCGGTAGCAAAGATCACCATTGCGGCTGATTGTGCAGGTTACACGGCGGCCGAAATCGGCTTGGCCAGAGAAAGTTTGCTCAATGGATTCCATCGCAAAGTTGGTGTGGCGTCTGTAAGACACCTTCCAGAAAGTAATCTCGGGGGTTCCAGTAAGGAACACGTCTTGGGCGCCATAGGCGACGAGCTGCATAAGTCCACCTGCCATTTCGGAATCGAAATTATAGATTAGGCTGAGAAAATAATCTGGCAAAAAATAAAATAATTACGATTTTATTTTTCAGTAATGGAATTTTTGAAAATATCCTAAATATTTCGCACACAATATATACAGAAATTATTATTTTAAAACCATTAAAATATAATAAAAAAAAAGGTATGTAAAATGCCTAAATGTTGCGATTATATTTATTAATTAGTTTTTACTAAAAAATATGCATTTTAATCAATAATATTTGGCGTAAAATTAGATAGTAAAAAACTTTCTAAATATTTATCTTGAAATATTTCTCGCCGGTTCTCATGCTTCTTAGTAAAGATGTAGGATTCTTGTGATTTTTTTATCGTCCAACCGCTGTCTAATGCATTGCATAAAAAAATCATTTTTTGAAACTGTTTTCTCGAGATTTGTATATTTGTTGGCATTTCTAAAGGTATTTCTATTTTTGATGACATTCTATATATTTTTAATATACCCATTTTTTTGACCGTTTACGAGTTTTGTTTTTCTTAGATCCGCCACGACCAGCTTTTGCGCTTTTACTAGCACTAGCGCCGCCAGCGCCTCTGCTTTTAATAAAAAAAGACGGGTATAGATCAATTGCGCTTCCCGATTCATTATATTTTGGTTTTCCTACATACCCCGCTACAGCGTTAACATTTACAGAGTCGGGCGTTGCCTTTATTTTTATCCAACCGGCGCGCACACCCGATGGTTGATCACCATTTGCGCCTACACGAATTTGGGTTGCTAACACTGATCCTATATCTTTCGAATAACCAGAATTCGCAGCGACTTGATTTATTTCTTGAAAGAAATCACCAACGCTTTTATTAGATCCGCTCGCTATCAATCTTTGATACAATTTCTCATTAATTAAAGCAGCCCATAATTGTTGTTCAGTAGGACGACTTGCGCCGTCAATATAAAGAGAATTCCAGATATCTAAAATTGTAGTTATCACACTTTTGAAAGATGTATTCGCTGATAATGTAAGACTAGCCTTTCCGTACATAATATCTAAAATTACCTGTACCTCGGGCAAAAAGAAATTATTACATTTCGCAGTATAAATTATTTTTTGATTTAACTTAGTTCCTTCGCTATTTATTATTGTTTTTCCAATATAATATTTATGTTCATCTGCATCTTTTAAGATAAAATCCATAGGTTCGAGTTCTTGTTTTTTGCTCATATCTTTTCCAACGCAACTTCCGTGGGTTCCCATTGCGTCGGCAAGTTGCGCTGTGGTACACAAATGTTCCTTTTTTGGAATTTTAAAATAATGTGTTAATGATTCTGTCGCAGCATTATTTAATGCAATGTGTTTAAGCTTTATGCTATCAATAAAACGCTTCATCAGGTCAGGTGAGCCCAAATATTGATCTGGATATTCGCTTGCAAATTGCATAAACGCATCTCTAATGTTATTATCTATTGTGCTAGCTACATAATTTGTTTCTACCACCTTTCTAATAATTGCAATTTCTTTGTCGAATGCCGCATTTCCTATGTCGCGAGGAAATGTATTATTGAGAATATAAATATGACCAATGTTTGCTACTGTTACAGAAATCATCTGTGCTGCGTTAGATTCGCTTGTGCTTAGTGATTCACCATCACCCTCTTCTGCAGCTGCCGCAGCGGCTTCCCTAGTCTTTATTATAAAATCATTACGAGCCTTTATATGATCAACTAACGCAGACGCATTAAATAAAAAAGATCGTTTATATGTTTGAAAATTTCTTGACGTTGGAGATTGTGTAGCGAATGTTCTGTGTGAATCGATTGTTTTATCAAATAACGACTTATACTCTCTAATTTGTAATAATTTATCAAAATCTTTATCGGGATACTTATTTTTTTCCGCAGTAACATTTGTATTGAGTGTGTTTATTAATTCTAAATATGGATCAAACGTTGATTTGTCGTCATTATTGCTCAACCCGGCTGCTAATGCAGTATTGAATGATTCAAATCTTGGTTTAAATGTTTCGTAAAGACTCAAGAAATCGTCTGACGCATTACCGCCCAGCATAGCCCCATCGTTTTCTAATTTAACAATAGAATAGTAATACAAATGTTGTTCCTCTATGAATGTTAACGTTTCTTCTATGCGATCATCATTAAACATAGGCGAACCGTTAGTTATTAAATATAATTTAAGAGCAGGATCTATAGAATTATTAAAGGTATGAAACGCATCGATATTTTTTCTTTTATAAAATAAATACGTTTTTTTCATAAATTCAAAATATTTTACTAACGCATGGTCATTTGAATTTAGTTCATTTTTTGTATTTTCAATTACGCAATTTATAGCGTTCAAAATATATAAATGCTGAATTTTATTTTTATCATCGGAAACAACCGGTTCTTCAGCGATAGGTTCTATTGGTAGATTTAAAATATTTTTTTTATTATTATGCCGTTTCGAGTTATTGCTTCTAGACGTTCTTACTGATTTTCTGGTTCTTCTACGTCTTGTAGAATATCGGGATCTATGATTACCACCTTTTAATTCGGATTGCAATTTTGATATTCGTTCTGATCTACGAAGTTTTAATTTGTCATCATTAATATAACGTAGAGCGGCTACCCTATCAGACCTTCTGGGCAATGCCTCATTTCTTTGTTTTTTTATTTCATCGCGCCTTTTAATACGTTTTAATTTTCTGTTTAATTTAATTCCTATCGCGGTTTTCATTTCGCGTTTTATTGCCGCCGATTGAGTAAAAAATTCTCTTTCCTGAGCAGCGACTGCTGTTTTTTCTGCTTGTGCAAGCATATTTGCTGCAGGGGGTATAGCAGTTTTATTAAGCACTTGTAACTTTGCTTCTTGGTTGAATTTGTCGCATAATTGATATAGGCTTACTTTACTTCTTGTCATCGCACCAGGGGCGCTAGTTTTTAAATATTCATTGTCACTTATAGAAGAAAATAAATCTTTGAAGTCTTTCATACGATCATAAAAAAAATCACCATCTTCACCTGGACCATATCCTTCGTATATATCTAATTGATCAATTTTAGCGTCTTCTATAATATCGTTTAATTCTTCATCTAATTCCATAAAATATAAAAGCGATTGTCTAGTTTGTAAATATTCAGGCGTTAACTTCTCATCATCAGCGTCTTCTAAGTCATGTAGTATTTGTTCTTTTAGTGCGTCTTCTTCAGTATAATCTTCATCATCTTCTTCTTCTTCATCTTCTTCTTCATCTTCATCTTCGCCAGTAGTCGAGCTAATTGTTCTAGCGCTAATACTAGGTTGAGGTTCTTGAGCTAATGTTGGTGGTGGTGCTACAGCTAATTCCTCTTTGGGTGTGGGTGGCAATGCTGTTGCTGCACCGCCGCCAGCAGCTGCTTCAGCAATATCTTCATTATTAATAAATACCAATTTATTAATTTCATTTTTAATTTTTGCTACTCGGTTTGCCATTCCCACCACATTAAAATCATGAAGAAAATCATGAACGAATATCATTAAAATCATAAATAACATATCGTTTGATTCATTAAACACTACGTCTACCATTTAATTACTAAATATATTATTAAAATAGATTGATAAAATAAAAATCAACATAAAAACACAATTATTGATTATACATCAATGAATAAAACACCAAATCAAAAAAAAACAATACCTCTTACCATTAATACAATTGACGAAAAGCATACCGAAATGTTAAACCGCTTTGAAAAAATAGAAAATATTACTATTCCACAACTTATTGCCGAAAAAGCAAGATTAAAAACAATAATTCCAACATTAAAAGAATCACAAATCGATGAATATATGGACATTTGTGATAAAATAGAGTCGATACGTTCTCAGATTCGCGCGTTAAAATCGCAAAAAAAACAATATCTGCTTGAAAATTCCAAATATATTTTTGACTATTTCGAACAGAAAAAACAGATATCTAACGGCGCAGCCCCGTCAACGCAAAATGTAAATGTTCTCAATACTTTTTTTAAAATTAAATCTAAAACATCCGAATCTTCTGATATAACTAGCGAAAAATACACACAGTCGAAAAAGGCTTATCAAAATTATTGGCGGAATGTGAACAATGAAATTACAAATATACAGGATTTTATTGTAAATACAGATGTGTGTGAAGTCTGTAGAAAAGGCGAGCTGATTCCTCAAGACGAAGAGGGAATTTTAATTTGCAATAACCAAAACTGTGGAAAATTTATAACGTACATCATCGATAGCTCTAAACCTACTAACAAAGAACCGCCCAACGAGGTTTCATATACAGCTTATATTCGTCTGAATCATTTCAAGGAAATTTTATCTCAATTCCAAGCAAAAGAAACTACGCAAATTCCTGAAGAAGTTATACACGCAATTCGTGCACGCATTAAAAAAGAACGCATTGAAGATATGTCTCTTATTAATTATGATAAAATGCGCGACATTTTACGAAAACTGGGTCTTAATAAATACTTTGAACATATTCAATATATTAATTCCATTTTTGGAATAAAACCACCAATTATGAATGAAGAATTACACGAAACATTATGCGTTCTCTTTATTGAGATCCAAAAACCATGGGCTGTTCATTGCCCAGCAAATCGCACAAACTTTTTTAATTATACATATACTCTTTATCAATTGTGTGTTTTATTAGACCAAACGCAATATTTACCATATATTCCAATGATGAAAGATCGTGAGAAACAATTAGAACAAGATATGATATGGAAAAAAGTATGCAATGATTTAGATTGGGAATTTTTCCCTAGTGTTTGATTCATAGAATCTAGTGTTTGATTCGTAGAATCTAGTGTTTGATTCATAGAATCTAAAACCTTGTTATATTTTTAATAAAAAATATAACACATGATCTAAGCATCACCTACCATTTTTTCCTTACGCTTTAAATATGCACGATGACGGTATTCTTTTAATTTTTCAGGATTATCTTCTTTAAGTTTATTCAAGTAATTCTTAGCATTCTCTTTTACGCGATCCTTGTTCTTTTCGTAGTACTTTTTATGGCGATCATTATTTGTATATTTTTCAAGTTGTTTTTTTAAAGAATCAATTGTCACAGAAAGTTTTTCATTTTGCTCTTGTAATGATGCTATTGTACTATCCTTGTCCATTCTATATTTAAATATATACATTTTTTCTAAATGTTTTACGTAAAAATTGTTTTTATGAAAAATTGAAAGGAGTTAAACAAATCACAACAAAGATAAACAATAACCATGTCGGTAAACGAGTTTATTAGAGATGTTTTAAAGTATGACAATGTAGATGATATACTCAACAAATATGAAACCCAATCAGAAAAGGGATTTGTGTTTGAGAGATTATGGGACATTTGTATAAAGTTTGGTTTTTGCGACTTGTTCCCGCGATGTCAATTTACACACATGATTGGCAATATGAACGTTGCTAGTCTAAAACCACTTACTTCGTTTAAAGACTATTTGGAAAAACCTTGGCGTAGTGGTAATTCGGGCGGTTCTTCTGATATTACTCTTTTTGATAATTCTACCAAAACATTGATTTGCATTAGTTCCAAGTTTCCAAAAACACAGGAAGATATCGTTAACCAAAAGTGTGTTTCGTATTACGACACTGAGAAAATAGATGCGGTAATGCACCATCATAGGGATATTTATGCGAATCATAGAATTTTGTTTGCTGTGCCAGATACGGAATCTGTTTTGGAAAAAGCAAAGAATGCTAACAAGTCAAGTCAACACATCACAAAGCATATGAAAAGAGAGAATTTTCTGGATAAGAATGATCTCAATAAATGCTTCTTGCGACTAAAGGCAGACTTGCAGGAACATCAAAACCAGGTAATCGATTTCGATAAACTATATATGACGCCAAAGGAGGATTTGCGATCGTATTTTCACCAAGAACTAATTGTCAATAAAACGATAATCGAAATAAACTAACTTTTCAAGAGGATAATTTTCAGTATAAAAAGGAATCGGTATTTCTAATACCTCCTTTACATTCTTATTACTAAGAAGGGTTAGTTGTATATAGAAATGAG